AGTTCCATTTAAAGAAGCACCAAGGTTAATGACGGGACCCGCACTCACCGAGTAGTTATAGTACCATTTGCCATTATAACCCACCGCAACAAGTTTATGAGTAGCGGTCGAGCGACCCGTTATCGTACCACCCGCTACAACATATTGGTCAACAACGTTAATGAGTTCAATCGGTCCAGCACCTTGTAGAGTATAAGAGTAAGATGGGATTTGCCCATAAGTAGAGTCAAGAGTTAAAGAACTAACAAAGCAGTCAAATTTATAGACCTGGTAGTTATTAGATGAGTCAATAAGGTCTAAATATGCCTTGAAAGTATTATCACTTGCAGTTATAAAAGTATCAAAAAATTTGGTAGGATTCATAGAATTTTCGAAAGGAATCTTCACAAGACCGCTCCCACTCACCGTAAAACTGCTCCTACCCTTTAGATATTCTCTATAATACCCATTGGTCTTTGGGGCAAGTTCTATGGAGTCCCTTACTATATTTATTGTACTATTTTTTGCACAAGCGAATGGGTATACACTTCCGTCACTATATGTTGCGGCTATAACCAAACCTTCTGCTTTAACTACGTCTGCCATTATTTAAAAAGATATTTTTCGGTGTATGGATCATAATTAAGTTCATTTGGAATACTATATGTCGTACTCTCAAATATACCTCCAATAAATTGTATACCATCTATACTCTTACCTATCTGTGTAGCCATAAAAGTAACCTTAAATAAATCTTGTGGATTTATTGTAGTTGCAGTAGCTGGTGAAAGATTTATAGAATAAAAAAATGGAGCAGCAGTAGTTATTGATATAGTTTGTGTATTTATAGTTGTACCATTTTGTTTTAAATAAAAATCGACCGATACGGGTGTTGCACCAGTGTAAGCCGTTATATATCCAGTAACAGTTACAGTTAAGTTTTCTATAATTTGATTAGCACCCTGGTACAATATTTCATCATCACCCGTAACTACAAAGTCGGGATTTGAAGATGGTAAATATTTAACATTTACAATACCTGCATATGTACCCGTGTTTACATTTACGGATAATTGACGATTTATACCTGCACCTCCATCTCTACTTGTATCCCAAACCTCCTCCATTGTTACACTCCAGGTTGCGGCAGAAAAATCTATTTCTTTTAGATTAGAAATGTAAAATATTTTATTTGGAGAATCATCTAATAATTTTATGGTATTTGGTAAACCAACGATTCGTGTTGTGCCACTATCATCCCATTTTAAACCATAAAATGTAGCATCAATTTTATCACGATCATATCTATCGTGTGACCAATGCGCTATGGCATTTTGTTTTTTAAAACTTTGCCTTTCTCCGCTAAAACGATAACGATACCATTCAAAATCAGTTGGTGTTGTTGCATTACTTTCGTATATTAAACCTTTATAAGATTCAGATATATAGTCATTCAAATATAAAGAGTAATTATTATTAAATTTTATATTAGCACTTTTTATGAACTTACATTCTATGCCAGTTAATCCTTCAAAAAATCCATCAACTCTATTAAGAATTTCAAATTGTAAGTTTTTAAAATATCTTGCACCATCATTAAATTGTCCTCCTGCTAATGTTAATTCAATTTGACCTGATACGGGTGCTGCCGTTGATTCTACTTCAAGGCTATTCCATTCATTAGATTTTAAATTAGTTGTATTATATTCTATTGGAATATATGCAGTAGCACCCCATTGTCCATTTTCTTGTAAATAATAGTTTTGTGATGTTCCTATTAATTTTACAGAAATTGTATCTCTATTTACAGCAGCCAAATATTGTATAAATTTAGTATCTAATGATACTTTCACATTTTCACCTGCGTTAATTTTAGATTGTGTACTATATAAAAAAGTTAAACTATCTAATTGTATATAGTTATCAATTAATGCACCATATTTTGTATCATATTCTTCTATTCTTTTTGCTGCACCTACACCACTTAATAATGACCAATCATTTATATCATAATGCTTTTGTGTAGGGTATGTAGCAATCAATGCTCCACGAGCAAATGAACTATTTTTAATAACTTCAACTAATCTATCGTAATTAAAAGTTACTATACTTTCCTTTGGTTTACGATTTATAAATCGTATCATTTGTGGTGCAACTGGTTTTACTTCCCTTGCCTTACCAACCTCAACGTCATAGCGTTTGTTTAATGTTGTTACAGTACCACCTAAATTTTGATAACCTCTTATATTTCCACTTGTATACAAATCCTCAATACGATATATAAACCATTTGTTTTCGTATTGAAATATTGTTTGATTAAATGCAGTATTTACTTTATCTAAAACAGTATAACAATCCTCATATTCCCTTGGAGAGGTTTCAAAAGATCTTGGGTCAATCTTTGCTTGATTTAATGCAGTATCAGGCAATGTTGTACCCATACTACTATGGTATAAATTATTAAATACTAAATAATCAGTCAATGGTTTTGAAGTATTTGCAAGACAATACTCAATTAATTGTAATGGTGTAACTTTTGTTGTAATTTCTACACCACCATTACTTAATGGCTTATCTTTTAAACCACCCAATGCTTCAGAAGCAGTAATAGTTAAAATGTGATTAGTATCTTCATATGATTCACTAAAATCATCTTGTAATACAAATCCACTCCAATATGGAGTAAATAGATTATTGCAATAAAAATTTATCTCTATATCAGTGTCCTGGTCTGCAATAAAACTATCTGATGTTACTCCACTTGAGTTAGTTACAATTTGAATTTCTGCAAGTAATGGCCTAATTGATTTGAACAAATCATCATTTGTATTAAACTCTCTTAATACAAAAGGTCTTGCTCCGCCAATTAATGTAGTTACTGCACCAACATAACCTTCAAATAAAAAGTCAACCCGACACGTAACTGCATCGTTAGATAAAAAAGAAAGTTCGTATTTTTTTGCTTTAGCCAATTCTTCCTATTGTTGAGTTTGTTCTATTAATTGATCCAACTAAATCACTTCCTCTTAATTCAAAATTTACCGCTGCCGCTAATTGCAATACCCCACCTTGTATACCACCAAATGACGGAGCGGCTTCCCTTCTTAAACCAAAAATACCTCCAAAACTCGTTAATGCCTTTGCTACACCGCCAGCGGCTCCAATTTTTGCTTGTGCTATTTGCGCAACACCTCCACTTAATAAATTTGCTAATAAATTAGCAATTCCACTTGCTATTGCTTGTGCCAAAATTCTTTTAAAGGCATCTTTAGCTAATTGTACAAAACCCTCAAAAGAAACTTTACCATTTGTCAATAATTCATCAAAAAAATCTCTAAATGGTTTTGTCAAATTGTTTTCGATTGATGATTTTAAATCCTCAAAATTTTTTATTTGTTCTTTATAAACTTCAAATGCGTTTGCTCCTTTAAATTGTGCATCTCTAAATCTATTTAAAATTCCAGCACTATCAATAATTGATTGAGCATATCTCGTGTCAATTATTGAAGAAGTTTTAAGTGTTTCTATACCAAATTGAGCATTTGCTTCATTTACATCATATAATGCTTTTTCAAGTAATTTATAAGCTTCCGCATCTGCTTTTAATTTATTTTGTAAATTTTTATCTGCTTGTAATTTTAATTGTGTTGCATAATATTCTGCAAGTCTTTGATTAGATTTTGCAGTTAATTCTAAAAATTTTTCCCAATCTTTATCAGTTTCATTTAATGTTTCTCCTACCTTTTTAAGACCTTTAGATTGTTGTTCTAATAATGTATTTGCAGCTTCAACTGGAGCCTTTAAAGCAATTTCAGTATTTATTGTCTCTGTTAATCCTACTTTTAAATTTGCTATATTAGACTCTAATTGTTTTACAACTGCTTGTTGTGCATTAAATAAACTTTGGGCTTCATTTATGGCTTCTAAATCTTGTCTTGCAGCTGCCGCACCAACAATTTTTATTGGAGCAGACTTTAATTGATTTAAATTATTACTTAATAATTCTAATGTTTCTTTTTGCCTTTCTAATTCAACAGTATCCTTATTAATTCTTTCTTGTAATCGATTTGAAGCCGCAGTCTGTTTTAATGTATTATTATATAATGTAACTGCTTTACTTAAATCTTTATATGTTGTTTTTTGTATATCTAAATTTCCAAAATATGTATCATCAATCTTTTTTAATTCATTTAATGCTAAATTTCTTTCATCAAATGATTTTGATTGATTTAATACTATTTCAGAAAGTGCTTTGACTCTTTGTATATTTCCAGCAGTTGCAGCAGTTGAATCATTTATTAATTGATTAGCAGTTCTAAATTCTTTATTATATTCTTTAATTGCTTCTGCTGATTTCAGCAATTCTGTTTTTACTTGAGTTTGTTTTCCTAAAAATGCGTCAATAGCTATATCAAGACTGCCATATTTTTGTATTAATAAAGTTATGACAGATGTCAATGAAGTAAATGCCAAAAATATGCCTGCTGGACCTACTAATTGTTGGCCTATTGATTTTAAAGCACCTCCTACTCCTTCAGAACTTGATTTTAATTGATTGAAAGTTTGAAATAATGCTGGTAAGTTATTTTGTATTGCTATAAATCCAAATGGTAAATCTTGTACAATTAAATTTAATGAAGTAACTGCGGTTCTTGCGTTTTTTGATGAATCTGCTAATTTGCTAAATTGCGGAGATACGCCACTAACTGATCTACCAAGATTTTCAAGATTTGACCTTTTTTGTGAAAGTTCATCAATTTCTTTATTTATTCTTGCTATTTCGGCAGCACTTGTTTTTGCATCAAGTATAATCTTTTTATTATTTAACTCATTAATTTTTTGAGTTAAACCTTGTATAGAATTTTCTGGAAATTGGAATGCTTTACCAGTTTCTTTTACTTGTTGTTCAATTCTTTTTAAAGTACCTTCGAGTTGACCTAATTCTTGTAATTGCTCTGGCTTGACTAAATTAAATGGTGTTGCTTTTATTATTGCAACTAATTCTTTTATACGAGATTTTACATCATTAATAGATTTTTCAAAACTACTTGCATTAGCACCTATGGGTAATATTAAAGCATTTACTTCTGCCATTGATTTAATCTATTAAAGATTTCTCTATACTCTTGATCGGTTGGTTTATTATCTTCATCACCTTCTAAATGCCATAGTGCTTCAGGCGTTTTAGGTGCTGATTTAGAGTCACCAAGTAAGCGCACCATAGTAAACATTAACATTCTAACTAATCGATAATCATCAACCCTTCTTTCCTTATGTCCTTTTAACATAAGAGAAAAATGGCGAGGACTCATTTCAAAGAACTCTCGTGGGAGAAGATGCATATCACCAAGGGCGTATGCCTCTATTTCTTCCCACGAGAAATCTTTTTTTTTGGTTCTTCTTCTTTATTTGTTGATGCTTGTTTTATAAATTCATTTTCGCCCCACACTTTTAACACTTCTTGCATCTCATTTATAAAACTTTCATTCTTCAAATTCGCCTCAACATAATCTGAAAAATATTCAAATTTATGTTGTGGTATTACATCCTTAACTAAGCAATTATTTAAATAACCGCTATAAATCAAATGTGCAATACCAATTTCAGTCAATTCGCCATTTTGGAACGATATGCCCTCTACAAATTTCTCTGACAAGTAACGGAATGATGCCATTCCAAATTTAAGTCCGACCTTTTGGTCGTTAATAGTAATAGTAGTATAGTTCATAATTAATAGTTAGGAGCAGCAGGATCTACATCTAAACTTCCAGTTGATTGAATTGTTCCAGAAAAATTAATAAACTCGGTTGTAGATTGATTCCAAGTCAAATCAGTAATATAACCAGAAAATTGATGATAATATGCTTGACCTGCGCTTGTACCAGTAACAGTTGGATTTTGTACTCTAACCTTAATCAAGGTTTTGTTAACCATTGCGCTTAATAATGCCTCATAAGAAACTTGATCTGCGGTAGGTGTGATTTCGCAAATTGCATCAAAATCAACACTCATAAGTGGCTCTGATACACTTGTCAAAACACCGCAGTTAGTCTGCTCGTTTGTTGCATCCATAGATGTGTTAAGAGATGATGTTCTTAAACACACCAGATCATCATAATCTGATCCAGTTCCAGTTACATCAATTTCGATGTGTTGTAAACTGCCTTGAATTTGTTGTCCCATTTTTCTATTGTTTTATTTTTGATTTACTAAATTGCTTATTGTTATAATTTTTCTTGCTACAAAATTATCCCCATTTTGTAATGGAAGATAACGTGAACTTGTCCTTGACATAGGATACACATAAAAATCAGCATCACTAAATCCATCAACATTAGTATCGGGTATCAAGATATTCAATACTTGTGAGGCAATATTATCTACAACACCATTGTCATACACACGATATTGTTCACTAAATATGTCAACCACTACCTCAACATTATTTTGAAATGTATGATTGGTATTATTCCCAACCTCATCTATATTACCAATTACAACATAATGTTGTGGTGGTGTTTTAAATGGGGTCTGACCATAAACGGGAACATTCTTACCATTGTAAGTAATGTTGCCATTTAAGGCATTGACATATATAGTACGAACGCTATTTGCGCTATCCTTCATTTTTAGATAATATTCTTTTTATTTTATCTCTAAGTTTTGCAATATTCTTGTTAACCGTAGGGTAAAAGAATGGTTGCGCTTGTATTTTTCTATTGCTACTTGGATTTGGAGATTTAAATGGTAACGCAATATCTTGCCAATATGAATCGTATTTATTTACAATTACATAAGGACCAGTTCCAAATTCAACATAAGCGGCATAATAAGCATCTGCTCTTAACTCATAAGATAACTTATTAACCTCTTTCCATTTTATAGAATTTTTCAATTCGCCAGTATCAATAGGAGCCGCAGCAATAGCTTCTTGCTCCATTGTTTTCATAGTCTTGACAAAAGCCTTTTCAATCTTGTCTAATCTTTGAACAAACGCCTCCTCAAGACTATTCATAGACTTGTTAAATTCGTTCATATTGACTTTTGCCTTCGCCATTATATCACCACTTTTTTATATTGATGATAATTAAGTCCATCCCAAAATGGATATTGGCTTATTGATTGCTTAGGATCAGCGTTCATATGTTTACCCCTATTCTCGTAACTCCAAGCAACAAGAGTAAGCATATCCGTTTGCAAATCCTCCGGTAGTGTGCCATATCCCCCTTGGTACTTAATTTGATAGTACCCTTGCTCGTATAACCACAACTTACCGCCAATAATCTCGTAGTCCACGTTTTTGGTCAATGTTTCGTATTGGTTAATACCAGTCTTATATTTTACCTCATCAACGCAAATTAACGGCCCGTATGGAAGGTCAACCATCCAAACT